TGGCTTCAACATAGAATAACCATTGCATGGTGGTGACCTCAACACCACACACTAGTATACACTCCATTGCAACCTAGATAAATTGTGACTACTTAGAAAACTCCTGCCCAAAATGGGCTAGAGACAAAAAACTAAGGTCACAGTATTTTATACTAGATTCTAGCCCAATTAAGGGACAATGAGGACTTGCCTTGTATAGCAAACCCTCCGGAACAGCCACCGTTCCGGGTATTTGAATTATTTAACACAAAATAATATCAGTCAAGCTAATTCCTGACTTAACTGAATTCTGTTACATTGCAGAGCAATTCCATTACTGGAGAGTGCAGATGCACTCGCGCAAGAGTCTAAACTGACAACGTGCGAATAGTCATCAGAACCTCATATTTCTATGAGGTATATGCCAGGTCGTACCTATAAAGGACTGGTACGCCTGTAAATCCAAACAAAGAGAAATCCTCACCAACAGATGTGAATGACGAGACCACTATCTGTTTCCTTTCGAAAACAATATTATTTCGGTCTTCTAATTCCTCATTATTCCAGTCACCAATTAGCAATTCAAGCCTGTGGAAATCACTCTCCACTTCACGTATACGTGGATTCCTGAACCTATTTGGTTCATAAAACGGGAGTTCCACTTCGATCACACCATTCTGATCTGACATAGAGGCTACGCATCCAGCTGCAGACTCTCTACCGCGGGCCAGAGTCAGATATTTCATCTTAACACTATAAACTTCTCCGAAGTCAATCTGGTCTAAACCATCAGTTTGGTTATAATCGCGACCAAGTCGTGTGACCATAAGCAAGCGTGAACCGCCTGAATTTTCTAACATATACTTTCGACGTATGGCCCCTCTCCATGCAGCAAAACATGCTGACCATAAAGCCACAGGGCTTTGGCCACAAACATTGAGAGATGTGTTAGGATCTACTTTTGACGAATCAACGCCAGCAATAGTATCCCAACCACGTCGAAGGTGAAAGTCCAGAATAATAGGACGCCAATACCTGAAGGTGTTATCCTGAGTGCGTTGACCATAGGATTTTTCAAAATAATATCTCTTAAATAATTCTCGGAGAGATGTGATCTTCTCTCCCATAAAGACATGATAAAAGGCATCAGAGGTTTCCCCCATGTCTGCGATTGTGTCAATGGCTTGTGAGCCGTGTGGTTTATCAGTGTTACCTCTATCTGCTTCCCCTGATTGGGGGGTGACAGTCTCCTTTGCCGCGTCCAGTGCTTGCACTGGGGTGACTTCAGGAAAAAGAGAGAAATCATTATACCGATCACCATCTGGCTTACCCCATTTTATATCATCGCAACAAGATACATACACATTAATAGTAATGGCAGCATCAAGACTAGGGGATACCAGCTGATTCAGAACATCAACCTCTAGTAGTCCATTGTAAGAACCGGACTCATCTCGTGGCAAACTAATGCTACTAAATGGAGATTCGTTATCAATATAGTCTGAACAGCGTAGCATGGGGGCTTCTTGCCCCCAACCAACAATAACCTCAAAATCATCAGTCTCAGAGATATCAACTACACGGTGGTATGCCGTGTTGAAGTCCAATCCTGGATCATTTGCAATAGGATCATAACGGATAGCAAGGCGACCTTTGTGAAAGTTAGATTTAACAATTTGAAACCTGTACCTCATCGAGCCTTTCCAATATTGGAAATGGCTGGCTACTAGAGCGGCAGGCGTCATGTAATACTTTCCTAATACAGAGACAAAATTATTCGGATGCACACGCATACTAATTAAAGTTCGTTGTGCTTGGTCATCTGGAGTCCAAGGAAAGGAGGTTAAGAAACTCTCCCTCGTAGACATTGAGACCAAATCCAATTCATCATCTCCAGAAAGTCCAACTACACGCGGATCGACTGTTACTTCTTGTTTGGGATCCAAAGTTAAACGCATCACGCTATCTTCTCCACTGGAGTTAGCTAAATTGCCACATACTGTCGGCTTATAAGGCATGGCTGGAGCCAATACCGCTGGCCGAGAGTATCCAAATAAAGAGGCAATCCTGCCAACTGCCCCCGCAGCCATTTCGGTCGCACGGGCATATGGGCCAATGATTGGAGCTTTTGTAAGCATTCCAGCCACACTGGCAATAGCAGACGCTGGTTTGGATATGATGCCTTGGCCATACTCATCACCTGAGTTAATGGCACCCGATTTCCCTTTATTCCTACCTTTATTACCAGCCTGTGGGCGAACTGACCACTTCTTAAAGAAGTCAGAGTCTTTCACCACTACAGTGCTGAGAGATTCAGGAGTTACTTGACTTGTTGGCATAGTAAGACTTACGTCCTCTGCCCATGCGTACATAGTGATGGTGACAGGATCGTCACCACCATTAGCATGACTTAACACGTCAAAAGACTTTATCACTAACTCTCCAGCTAGTTCCCACGACTTATTCAGAGTGGAAAAATAATTAGTCGGAAAGAAATAGGGTAGACAAAGTTCTCCTCCTTCATTTAAGGCAGGATTAAGGAAAATGTGTTGTCGCTGAGACAGTAGCATAATGTCCTGGAAGCCATACGATGTTGGTTCAAAATTATTAGCTTGTGCCAATGGATTATAAGAAACTATACATCGTCCATAATGGAAACCAGTGCCACTTATTACTACTTTAATCTTCATTTTGCAGCGTATCAAAGCAAAATTTGCTATTTTATTGATCACCGCAGGATCTTTAAAGAATTCTGTCCAAGGATTGAGCTTAAACTCAAACGGTGTCCCAACACCCCAGAGATCCTGGAATATAATGGTGGGACGAGAAAGAAAACTTCCTAGATCCGTATCAGATGTAGCGACATCATCAAAGGTGCTGTCTGGCTGTGACTCAATTACAGCCATCCAGCCGGCATCCTGATCTGAGAACGCGACGTTTTCCGCTTTGGATTGGTCGAGTGCGTCCATGGCCGTGCGGCCAGGCTCAGTCTGTTCTCCTGACTGAGGTACCACCGATTCTTTCAACCGCTCGAGGTCTGAGCGATCAAGAATGAATGGATACACGACTTCTTCCTCCACTGTACTATTACAGGGAGTCGAGACATCCGTCTCTACGCGGTTAAGCTTAACGCGTTTGCTTATAGTCCCAATTGACTTCGTGGGGGACAACCACCTTTTAAATACTAAAGAAGACCATTGGTCTTTTACGTATCAGGCCGGCCTAGACCTAACACAACCCATTTAAGGGAGGATGAGTTTAGCGTCATCCCAGGACGGGGGCCAGAGAGGTTCAGCTCCAAAGCTGCACGACCTCTTCTGGCAATTTCCTCCACGGTCCATATCTGTGAACGAACTCATAGCCAAATTCTGTATATACCATGGACAATACAACTGCCTCCGGTCGGAGGCAACTAATTACCTGTCCATATTTCCTGGCTTGCTTCTTAGCAAAAGCCATGGGTCTGTTAGACTTACCAACTACAGATTTAGTTTCAACTACGAGAAACAACGTCCAATCTTCAATGAACTTCTGAAAGATCAAGTCCCCTTGTCCAAGCTGAGTGGATCCGATCACATATTCGCGAGCAACTAAGCCCATGTTCGTGACACGAATACACTCATCCTGGAGATCAACTTCTGAACGCACTTCAGGAGGCATAACGAGACAAGAGATGGTATCAATTGTACCCTCGACAATGTCATCAGCTGTCGCTGCAAGGTCGAGTTTTCTCTTTTTGTCAGGCTCCTTGTGTGATTTTTCACCACACTGGGGCCCAACATTCTCCTTTTTCCTCCATTCATTACAACAGAAGGCATAGTCCTTATCCAGACCACGCACGGGAAGATCATGCTCCTCAGCAACCTGCCTCATCTCACGTCTCCTCTTCTCATACACTTCTTCTCCATAGAAAAACCATTCACGCAAAGCACCCTCAATGTTCTGGGTGCTAACTTCAGCGTTAGTCTGGGCTCTACTACGAACAATAGTGTGCAAGGATTTGACGATCGAGTCTTCCTCAATCACTCCAACCCATGAAGACAATTCCTTACGATATGTGTTCATGCGCTTCAAGAAACCACTCTCTAAGTCATGCATGTATGGAACAACAATATCAGTCTTGGTAGGACTGGTATAGATGATGTCATGTTCGGCCAAATACTGAGAGAAACTCAGCATATTGAACAGATCATAGCCAATTTTGACACTACCTTTAGAGTCGTCCCCATAAATGACAAGCGCTACAACTTCGCGGGCATCGTCTATTTCTGGGTAAATGTTGAACAAACCGAGGCGATGTAGGATGCTATTAGCTATCGAATTGACGTAGACAGTGAGATTGTGTCCAGATGGATTTGTACCAATAAAGCGCACGAGATCACCATTGTATGCCACCAAAGGGTAGCACACTTCAGTAATTAGTGCGTTCATGATAGTCAAGTCCTCTTCTGAATAATTACCAGACCAGGTAGCAATCTCAATCATTGCTTGCATTGCAACAACGGTAAGTTGAGCAGGCATTCTCAAATCGTACTTAGAGAAATCACCAGCAATAATTCTATCTTCGCCATACTTCTTAGCATGATTAGACATTTCTTCCCACTCCTTGCCAAGTGCATTAATCCCAACAGCACACTCAGACACCAATGGGTTCATCGAAATGAACCTACAAACTGGTAGAAAATGCATGCGGAGCAGAATTTGCAAGGCAATAGGAGCTGCTTGGAAGACCCTGACCTTATACTTCGAACGTTTGACAGGCTCATCTTTAAGAGACGCAGAAAAGATTGTGTTAAGACACTTTCCTTCTAACGCCAATTTAATAAGCCTTTTAACTTCCTCCCACACTTCAGGTTTTAGAGTGCGTGGATTCAGAATATCATCAAAGTCATTGGGATCAAGATCATCCACCCAGTTCCTCTTAGGACCACCAATTGGATAGCCCATAGAGGTCTTCATTACCATGCCATCAATGAATCTTTGCCCATCTCGACCAGAAACAGTTTCAACTTCAGTGAGAGGTTTCAACTGCTCTTTCCATAGGTCTTTTTGAGCATCAAAACATTCTCGCAAACCCGCGAGATAATCATCAACGGCACGATCAACAGCAACTGGGTCAAAGCCTGGAGAAGGATGAGAGGCAACTGCCATAGCATGTTGCCAACAATGCCATCTCGCCTTTTGTGTGCCTTTCCAGAATTCCACTGGTCCATCAAATTGAGGAGGACCCCACTTGTTTTCCAATCCTGTGACTTTCGTCACAGTGTCTGATATAATAGTATTCACGACATTGGATTTTGGGTGGACTCTTCCCTTTACGGAACCATAAACCTCTATTTGGGCATCATCACCAATATAACGTGTAGGTGACTTTTCATGAATGCCCTCAGAGATCTTATATTTGATACCATAAGTTTCAGATGGAATATCAGCGGCTTGCATCACAGCTGCATTAGCTCTGGATAACAATCTCAACTTCTCCTTGGCAGCTTTAATTTGCTGCCTAGAAACGAAACCACCACAACCGAAGTCGGTGCCATCGTTCCCACCTAAATGGAAGCCAAGAATTCCAGAGTGCACTGTGTCAGCAATGATAGGGGCCATGCACAATCCTCCAAAAGTCTTAATTGGAAGTTCATACCAAGATCCGGGAAAGATCAACCGATCATCTTTGACCTTGTAGCCATTCCAGACATTCTCGTCGTACGTCCAGCGGAGACCATGCTTAAACACTTGCTTTGTCACATCATCACGGTGGTACATCAAAGCATTAAGTGTACGCTTCTCACATTCTGGCAAAAAGTACTTGAGCATATCCTTTTGGACACCGACGCTATTAGAACAGCACAAAGCCATATCACAACCGTCAATAGTAGCACAAGTCAGCTTATTCATGACAAAACTCCGATTCCACTTAAACCCTCTCTTTGTCCTCCCTGTAATAGTAACCATTTTAGGTTCTTCAGGAAGAAAGTGGGCGGGAATCATAATGATATTAGAAGTCAAGATAAAGCAGTGGCAAACACGATCTTTCTCTTCCGAAATTTGATAAGAAATATTCATCACAGAATTGGTCATAAGTGATGTCCAATCTTCGGCCTTTCCAACTCTCGCAAGAACACCAGGATCCTTCGGGTCCTCAACTTTCCAAGGATTAGCCGTCAAGTCGCGATTTCGAATATCTTCACTGTTGCGGGGCTTTAAGACGCTGTCTTGCACAGTAACGCTCATGGCGTTTCTAATTGCTTTATACGTCTTATAGGCCCCATATGCAACGGCAAAACCTGCAAATGCACCACAAGCATATTGAAGGTAACTCTCTCGAGTATCCTTAAATACTTCTGGGACAAGGTCTCGCCTGTGTCGAATTTCTTCGATATATTGACCTTTGGCATGCTCCACAGCACAACCATATCCCCACATAGTACAAACCATGTTCATGAGAAAACATCCAGTTGCGAACTTAGGACTTATCTGCCATATACCATAGCAGACAGGAAAGCATGTCGCATGATAGCGAACAAGCTTCCAATATACCTTCCGCTGGATGTGTTCCATTCCAGTCAAACAAACAAAAGCCTTACAAACGCGGTTATCAAACCACGAATCAGGTATATATGTTGTCCAACTAGACCAAACAGAACTCTCAAACTCCTTCAAAGCACGAATGATAGCTTTAGTAGACAGTTCTTCAGCATAGGCAATCGAATTAGCAACCTTAGGAAAGGTCTTCATCTGCCACTTCTCTGAATACAGTAATAGAGAGTGGGCCAAACGAGTTCCAAATTGCTTGTCAACTGTCTCCTTCCGCTTATCATTATCAAAAGGAGTAGGCATATACTGGGGACCTGAGTAACAACCACAAGTCTGAGACGGAGTATTATGTTTCTTGCACCAATCAATCTTATCAACAATGTTGGTGTTCGTATCAACAACAATGCGCTGCTCATCAAAGTGCGCAGCAGCGCATTCAAGATTGTACTTGAGTGCTTCATGAATACTCACGTTTGTATAACGAGGGTCATTCTCAAAGTGGTACTGTTGGGGCTTTCCTTCCTTGGTCTTGTCAAGAATGACACTTCTATGCGTCAACAACCAAACATCAGGAATAGGATTAGATCCAAAATCCCTGACAACTTTGGCTGAATCCAACATAGTGGTCGGATTACCCTTGTCATCGAGACGACAGTACTTGGGACGCACCCTTAGCCACCAGTGTTGGTGGGCTCGTCTTACGACGGTAAGGGGCTCGTTGGACGTCAACTCAGCAGCCATAGACTCAACATTCGTAGTAATCGACACGACAGCAGGCTCAATAGAAATCTTGCCTTTATTGGCTAGATCAGCCATAATAGCGTATCGACGAACGTTGTTACAAATCATAATCAACCAATCTGATGGGTTAATATCAGTCTGGTCAATCTTGGCATTAGCGACGTCGTCCAACTTGAATCCAGTGATGTAGGTCCTTGCATTAGCCATGTGCTTATCCTTAGTATCAATAGTAATGATATGATCATCATCACCAGGATAACCATTAGCTTTAAGTGTAGAGACCATGAAGATATCGGCTACAGTAGATTTTCCAACACCAGAAGTACCATACAACTTGAAAGTCCAAGGAGCAACTCGTAAACCTCCACGAATCCGTACTGAATTGAATTCAGCACGGATCTTAGAAAGCTCACGCCAACGGTCACAGTATATTTTACGTTCTGTGCCATTGGGTACGGTCTTGTACAAATACTCAAAAGACTCAGTCAAATCTTGCAAATCCTTATCAAACTTTGATTCATCCATGTCGGCGAATTTACGGAGATTGCCATTTCTGGCATACTCCCAAAGTTCTAGCATGCGATTATACTGCTTCTCCATCTTAACCATGTTAGAAGAAGAAAACAAGAGAGGCTTCAAAGAACCCTCCTGAAAGCAGTTATACGCACCTTCGCCAAAGAATGCTATAGTTTCAAAGATTGCATCAATCAAGTCGACGGCAGTGACATGCCTCTGCTGAGCACCAATGGAAAATAGGGTTAGGTTAGCGATATTAAAGTTCAAATCGCCACCAAAGAAGCCCATAGTTACCAAAAGTGTTAACAATCGAGACACTTTGTCAAATCCTGGGTTATGGATAATCATCTTCCAGTTTTCCAATCCAATAGCCATGTTATCAAGCCAGACTGGTCTGGGAGGTGCATCCTTTCCTTCATCTTCATCATCTGAATCGTCATCATCATCGTCATCAGATGCAGGAACCAGGTCGGGAACCGGCTCTGACTCGTCTGGTGTAGCTTGCGGGCGCACTAAGTCACCCGCTTGCATATCAATGTTGGTTGAAAACATATCCGCTGCATACTCATAAACAATCTTAATCAAAGATTCATTAGTAAAAGTTTGAGCATAAATCAACAATATACCAGCGAATTGTGCTTCATCAACAACACGAGATAGAGCTAAATACATCCCAAAGATACCCTCTAACTTGCGCATAACAGCACTTGACATAGCTTCAGCGAACTTGCTAGTCATTAATGCTTTAAGTTTATCTAACGCAAAGTTTTGAGGAGTAACAGTATCCTTAGGATCAGCACCCACAGCACGTAAGTAGTAGTTACACCAGCTCATGGCTGCGCGTTCAAAACTACTAGAACTATACTCAGGGTGCAAGGGTGAAAAGCCGTGATTAGTGGAGACAGCATGCTGCCAACACTTCCACTTGGCTAATCGAGGGTTTTTCCAAAACTGTGGAGCAAAATAGCTATCACATGGATAAGGGGAAGACTCATGGTCAACAACCTTCTCCGTCTTGGGGGGGGGGGGGGGGGGGGGTGAGGAATTGAGAGGTTCCTCGAAAGCTCGCCCATCTTCGCAGATGGACTCTACCGGTTTCGAAAATTTACTAAAAACAACCATATGTGAGCTAAGGGTTGAGCCTTCATGAACGACAGGCTCCCGTCTTGTGCTTAAGCAACGCACACAATAGCTTGATTCAGAAAGAATTGATTTCAAAAATCTGTGGAATAAATGAGAATTTTCTTACACTCGTACTCCACCGGTCGCATCACTTCCCTAGACTTTCTCAAGGTCCTTAGGGAAGCAACCAAGGGGCGTGTAGATACCCGCGGGCAGCTTCGTAATTCTGTGGAACGATCATAAATCATCTCTGTTATTTAAGACACTACGGCTTATAGGAGTTGCGCGTGTCATAGTGATCAGCTGGGATTCACACCCGAACAAAACATCATTCCGACTAACGAAAACAAATCAATCATCATCGGCAATGGCCAAAAGGCCGAGAACAAAAACAGTTGGTGGGGGATAGCCCACCAACGTTACGTGTAATAGAACATTGGTGTACACGGTTCTAAATTAAAGACGCGAGCAAAAGCTCGCAAGAAAAAGAATGAGGAATCTGGTTCACACCAAATTGAAACAAAATCCCTCGGATAGGGGGGGTACTGCGCAGAGCGGCGCAGAAACGCACAAAAAAGATAATGCAAAAGGTCCAGTGAAATGGACGCTAGTAGGCAGTGAAAACGTGGACAATAGTCCACGAATTATAACCATATACTAGCGATAATTATAG